TCGCGCCGGCATTTTGGTTGTAGACAATCGTTGTGCCAAAATCCCAGCCGATAGTATCGCCCCAGTGCGTGTTCACGTTGTTGTGATCCAGGAAGCCAAACTGCGATGTCGATGGATGCCCGACATTCCACCGATCATATGCCCAGACCATGGATTGAGCGTTCCAGATGCCGTCTCCGACCAGGGTGGATGCCAGAGAAAACCAGACGGGTACCGACATAACCCGGCTCGCGGAGCCATCAAAAACAAGCGTATGACGCGCCAGATGGATCACAAGCTGATCGTGGAAAAGGTATATCCGCTCTTCCAAGTATGCGTCGGACAGTTCGGCCTCGGTGTATCCAGACAGGATTTCCTCTATCTCGCGCGATGCGATCTTCTGGGCAGTGCCGTTGACACCAAGCCAGACAGATGGCGCTTCATTGCGACCACCGCCAACGAACGCAATCGCGTCCATAAACTGGCAGCAGGCGTGCGTCCCAACGCATCCCCTTTGTATCTGAGCGCCAGGGACGCGCTGGAACGGAAATCCGGTCGCGCCGACGTTGTCAAACACCTCGATGGTGTTGCGATTAAGCGCGTAGACTTCGTTTCGCAGTTTGACCAGCGCCTTAATGGGATCTGGATCAGCTTCAGCCGACCCATATTTAAGCGGATTGACTGCAAACGGATCGTCCAATTCCGTTATGACTAGGAACTCTCCATCGGTCGTCATATAGTAGCCATCGACCCAGACGACATCCAGGACTGTCCCAAGGTCCGGGTCCGTCACTTGCGTTAGTGTCGCGCCGTCATATAGATACAGCCGACCGCCAGACGCGATTGCCAGATAATCGAACCCGTAATCGAACGTGACCCTGCCTCCGCCGCCAACGTCGCCTTTGGTCGTGACGATATTGTCTGGGCTGATAGAGACCAGTGTCGTTCCCATGACCCGGTACAGCGTACCGTTCCAGTTGATCCCACCCCGATCCGTTCCTGGGCCTGTCCCCAATTCGACAATCCCGTCGCCTGGGCGCAAATAGCCTTGGCTTATGCCGTTCTGCTTGGGGACCGGCACCAAATTACGAGGATATGACGTGCGGAAATCTGGAGACCCGTCCGCATAGATACCGTTCAGGATCGGGATCTGCATGGTCTAGCCCACGCGATACCAGGAGAGATTGACAGCGTCATAGCGCATCGTGAAAAAATCATTAGCCGCCAATGTCGTCGGAGCGCCCGTGACTGTCGTGCCGCCCGCCGATACCGTCAACGTGGTAACCGCCTGCGTGCAGTTGACGCTCACCTCTGCCCTGTCGTCAGGGGCAGTCGGCAACACAATGGTGCCGGCTGCGAACCCAGCCGTCGGCGTCAATAACAGCCAAGTGTTGCCTGCCGAAACAGTCACAGAGAAGCCTGTAGACGACGGAGACGCGTACTGGGTAGTCAATGTGCCTGGGATCGACAGATTGCTCTGCATGTACGTCTGGAGCGTGCTTATGGACGCCTTGCGGGCGTCTCCTGAGTTCTGCACATAAACAGGAAGCTGGTCTCCAGGAGACAGCGTATCGACCGATGACAGTTGATTGATCGTGGCCATGATTTACTCCAGTTCTAAGACGCCATCAGGCCCAGCCTGAAGCGGATCTTGCGGCGGGACAAGGAATGGGTCGTTGTAATAGCGCCAGCCTTTGTTGCCTGCGCCAGACGGGATCGTCCCGTCGCCAAGTTGTTGTTCAACTATCTGGGCCGATGTCATCAAAAGCTGTTTGTAAGCCATCGTGGCCGCGGCTTTGGTCTCCGGCGCGATTGCCCGACCGTAACCTGGGCCAAGCCTGATCGCCAAGTTCAGCGCCATAGCCTCGATGGCCATGTCGGTAACGCCGCTTTCTTGATCCAAGTCGCTAGATCCCGGCGACGACGGCAGCGCATAGCCAATGCGGATGCCTTTGCCGTTCCAGGTCGCCATCATGTTGTCAAGCCGGCGAAGCGCGCTATCAAGCTGTTGCGGCTGCAAGTCGAAGACGTAGCCGGCTAGGCCGATTTCGTCGAACGCCTGCTCGATTATGTCCCGCTTCGTCCAGCCCATAGTCTATTCCTCGGTTTTTTTGCGACGCGACCGCTTCGGAGCCGGCGCGGGCTCAGGACCGTTCTTGGCCTCATCGGTCGTCAATGCCCAGCCATCGGCCAGATGTTTTTCGACATCCGCCTCGTTTACGACAACATAGTCGTAAAACCCGCCATGCAGAGCATGATGGCCAGGATGTTTGTACAGCATAACGCTCATTTGCGTTTCCTTTTCGGGGCCCTAGACGGCTTTCCAGCCTTCTCAGCGGCCTTGCGCGCAACATTCAAAGCAATTGCGACAGCCTGCTTGCGCGGACGTCCCGCCTTCTCTTCCATGGCAATGTTCTTGCCAATGCTCTTCCTGGAATAGCCTTTTTTCAGCGGCATAGCCCTATCCTTTGAAGAAAAGTGGGAGGGGCTGGAAACCCCTCCCTAGACCGTTAGGTCTGCGAGAACAGCATGATACCAGCCATCTCAGGATTGCAACAAACAACGCCGTAGAGCACGTCCCAGCGGTATTTGGTTTTCTGAGTGTTGATGTCGAACTGCTTCTGCATCACCACCTCGACACCCTGGTCGGTTGTCGCGCGCATGATGGCAGCGCCAGCATCGGTCGGGATTGCCAGAGACGCCGGGAGCAATTCAATTGCGTCGCGGTGCCAGAAGCAGTTGACCGGAGCCGTCACCGTGTTCAGGAACGTGATCGCAGCACCGTTGGCCGGCGTCGCATCGACGTTCTTGTACTGCTCCTCGGCGTCGGAGCCGCCTTGGGCCGAAACAATGGCCGGGCTGATCTTGACCGTGCCAGAGCCACCGCCACCCGAGACGATTTCCACAATGCGGAAGGTCTTGAGTTGGCCCGTGCTCTGCTTGGTGATGTGATGCAGAGCATAGACGCCAGCGATGGTGAAGCAGTCGCCCACTGCAACCGTGCCAGACCCGACAGCAATGACGAGGTTCTGGTAGCGGTTATCGACGTTAGAGACCTCACCAGTGCCGGCAGTCGAAGTCGCAGCCGGAACATGGTACTGGTTAGCGCCGTTGACAGTCACGGTGGAGCCGCCGGCAGCCGTCAGGCGGTTGGCATAGTCCATCTTGAAGGTCTGGAAGCCAGCCACTTCGCCAACATACGACCGACGATAGGCCTCGGTCGGGATGTTGTTCATGGTCTGACGGGCAGCCAGATCACCGGCCATGCCGTTGTAGTCGCGGCTGGACAGAGCGAAGCTGCGATCCGTCATCATTACGCCCTGCTCGTTCATCAGAGCATCGGCTTCGGCAACGTCGGAATAGCCACTGGCGGCAGTGGTGCGCTTGACGACCAGGGTGCCTTGGTTCGACGCAACGCTGAGAACCGACACGTTGATGTCGGAAGCCAGCTTCTGCGCAGCGGCCTGACCCAGGCGGTTTTCCTGGAGCATGTCGCGCAGTTCTTTGGCGGTCAAAAGCGCAGTGCTGTGCTTCTGATAGCCAATGGTCGATGGCACGGCAAGCTGGGTGCTATCGCCAAAGTTCGACGTCGCATCGCTGCCGTCATAGGACTGGGCGATGTAGGGCTGCGGACGCCAGATGGTGTCGGAAGACCGCTCCATCTGCTGGCCGTTGGTGTTGTACTTGTTCACCAGCGACGACAGGACGAGGGCGTCGTTGAAGCCCTCCAACAGGTTTTCGAACGCTACGCGTTCCTCTTTCGAAAATGCGTTAGCCATTTTGGCTCTCCTAGATTAGGCCGACTGCCGCATCTGCCGTTTGTACTGCGTGACTTTGGTGTAGTCACCAGTCCGCTCGGCTTCGGCGCGGAGCCGATCCAGTGTGTTGTCTACAGAACCGGACGGGCGTCCGTTTCCACTAATTTTCTTCTCGGGCTGAGAAGCTGCCTTCCGTTTTGTGACTTTCAAGTCCTTCTCCAGCCTCGCCACTGCGAAGGCAAATTTCACAGGATCAGTAATTGAGGATAGCTCTTTCGCTTTAACCGGGTTCTTGCCAATGGCATAAACGAGCAGCGCCGGATCTTCCGCGCCCTGCACGATTAGGCCCTGTTGCATGACGCTCAACGTGTCCTGCACAATCTCTTCGGCGCGGTCAAAGTCTCGCACCCTGAGATTGGATTTGGCCGTCTGGTAACTGCCTAACTGCTGCTCCCAGGCTCGCTGGGATGCGGCTCGCTCGGCCTCTACCGCTGCTAGTTGATCGTCGTTTTCGCGCTTCCTTTCGTACCACGCAGCAAGCTCCCGCTCATATCGCTCGGTGTCATAATCCGCGGCTTCCAGAGTTGGCTTCTCACCTAGTGGCTGACGCGCTGGCTGTTGCCCCTGCGACAGATGCTCGATGCGCTGCTCTAACTCTTTGACCCGTTTCTTTTCCTCACGATACTGTTTGCGAAGGTCTCGAACCCACGTTGGAGCGCGGGTCTCCTCCTCGTCTTCGGGGTCAGGCGAAACCCCATTAATGGATACAACGACCTCATCATCGTCCTCGGCTTCGGCCTCGGTGTCATCGGTATCGTCAGAGGCATCGACCTCCTCCTCCTCGACATCCGGCTCCTCGACCTCGTCTTCCTCGATGAAGTCCTCTTCGTCCAATACTGCCTTTTCTTCTTCGTCCATTACGATCCCAATCTTCTCACCCGCTTATTGTATGCGGACGGGTGGTTGCCGCATCTCTGGGCCGGCTATGACCTCCTGGAGGCCACGGGCTGTTTTCAACACGCTATCGCGCTCGCCGCGCTCAATGCCGGCAAGCGTCTCGACAGTTTTGGCGCGCGTCTCTTCTGTGCGCGCCGCAGTGTATTCTGTATCGGCCTGGGCCTTGACGGCCTTTGCCTGGGCTTCTGCTGCTGCCGCTTGCAAGTACATAGCCTGCGGATCGGGTTGAGCCTGTAGCTGCTGCAACTCCGCCGCCAGTTCTTGCTGTTCTTGCTCGTTCGGCTTGATAACGCCCATGCGCAGCAGCTTTTTGCGGAAAAAGTCGCGCACGTCGCCGATGCCTTCGCCTTCCATGTTCATCATCGCCATGGCGGCCAGGACTTGCTGGGTCTCGGGATCGGGAGCGATCTGCAACATGCCGGTCAGCGCTCGCACCGTGGCAGCGCGCTTGGATGAACTTGTCGGACCAACATCGACCGCAACGTCGAATTTCGCCTTGCTCAGGTCGTTCTCATATTCGACCTCTCCGGCCTCGGTCAGGATGGGCCTGCCCAATTCGATGCTGCGCAGTTCCTCTTGCTCGCCGACGCCCTTCATCTTCCGCCCTGGCTCGACCATCACGTCACCAGCCATGGATAGCCAAATCTCGCCGCAGCGCTTCACGGCCTTGGCCATGTTGGACATGTAGATGAATGCCTGCATGTCCAAACGGTTTTGGATCAGTTCGACGGCCTTGCCGCTGATGTTGGGGACGATCTCCTCGCCGGCCTGCTGATTGCCCAGAAGGTCGTTCATGTCGGCTTCAGTGACCTGCAAGAGCCCAGCCAAAGCGGGCGGGATCTGCGGCGGCTTGGTGTAGCCAATAGGGCCAGCCGCCTGCTCTGATCCGTCTGATCCAGTGATCGTATTTAGCAGCAAATACGGATAGTTCCGCAGATTGTCCTCGGCCCACATCATTTCGAAGCCGGCCACCTGCTCCGGCGTGAACAACGGCTTCTCGACCGTGGATAGCGCCGATATCTCGCCCAGCTTTGAAAGCTGCATGTTCTTCAGGCGCTGCGCGTCCTTGGCCATGCGGACGTGGCCCATGCAGCGCTCGATGTTGTCGATGAACCAGCGCTTGCCATAGACCGGCACAATCGGGATGCAGGTGCCGGCAATGTAGCCGCTGTCCTCAAGCACGCTGTTGCCGCTCATAATGTATTTGCGGACTTTGCGGCGCTTGACGCGCTTCTGGCGGATCTCAATCGCGCCGGTCGCCGCAAGCATACGCTCCAGGTTCTCGTCAGCCTCGAAATCACGCTCGCTGTAGCGCTCTTCCTCGCCATCGATTGTCTCGAACACGCGCACCAGTTCAGTCGCCTCTTCGACTCGATAGACCTCCGCGACATAGATCATGTCTGGCGTGGCCCAGTCAAATTCCCACTGGTGGATCTCTTTTGGCCAGGACGCAGGGTCATCGCCCCACTCGTCGATGTAGCT